AGCTGCTGCAACAGTTGGCGCTTTGCAACTACCCGCTACCTCTACCACAATGAGTAACGCGCAGATTGTTGACGCTGTGCTCGAATCAATGAGTTCTGGATATAACTTTATCCAAAACGCGGCGGCAACGCTTCCACGAAACGTACTTAAGGCGCTAAAAGCAGAAGCTATTGGTAATGAATACCGTTTAAATCGCACTGATGAGTATTTGTGGAAAGGTATGGAAAAAAGTGGTTTAGAAGAACTGACCGATTTACAAGACGCTTTATTTAACCAAGGCGAAGATTCTTACACGGTTTCTGTTATTGAAGATGCCGTGGAAGAACGCGGCATAAAAGTGCTGGAAGAAATGCAAGAGATTGCAAGGGCGGCACGGCAAGTATTTATAGAAGACATTCAAAATGTAACCAAAGGCGCAAACGCTGCGCAAACAAAAACACCCCCCGCCACTATTGTTGTGCTTACCAACAACATAGTCAGTGCCCCACAGTTGTCGCGGTCTATAGCAACAAACATGCTTGATTTTGGCGCTCCGTTAAAAAACTCTAACGCCATAACTAACGCCGCCAACTACCGCACCAAAGCCAACTACACCTCGGACGACGACCTGTCCAAACTGGCCAAAGACATTGTGGCTACCAAGCAAGGTTTCTTTGAAAAGCTGGGCGGCGAGAAAATGCTTCGGTTTGAAATGCTGGTTGCCGATATGCGGGCGGGGCTGCGCAAAGCTATGGAGGCCGGAGCTAAGCAGATGGGTGACACCCGTTTGTTCCAGCAAGCCATGATGAGCGTGACCAAGGCTGACCAGAAAATGCCGCTGGTGTTAACTGCTTTAAGCAACGGCCCGCTGGAAACCTACACAGACGAGAAGGGTTTCAAGGGTGTGCGCACCACCAACGAGAACAGCGCCAAGGAAATCTTTGCATCTACTTCTGATGTTCCAGACCGTTACGGCAACGGCGAGGCCAAGATGGCCTTGGCCACCACTTACATGATTGCGCAGCGTGCTGCCAACAAAGGGCTGACCAAACTGGACTTGGGAGCGCTGGGTGTCACAGAAGAAAAACTTGCCGCCGCCATGCGGCAGGTCGAAGCCGACCCGGAGCTTAAGAAAGCGCTGGAGCGTACACGAAGCCTGTACAACAAGTTCAACGCAGGCATGATTCGGTTCTTGGCGTCAACAGGAGCCATCACCCAGAAAGAGGCCGACGGTTTTCTTAAAGAAGGCGACTACGTGCCTTACTACCGCGTGAATGAAAACGGCCTTGCGCAGCTTGTCTTGGGTGCAGGAAAAACCATCACCATTGGTGACATCCGGTACCAGCCCCATCTTGCCCAACTCAAAGGCGGCGAGACTAAGATTCTTTCGCTGGACGAGTCGCTGCCGCGCAACACCATGTTGCTGGTGGAGAAAGCCATGACCAACATGGCGACCCGCAACGTAGGCTACGCCTTGTACTCTGTAGGTAAAGGCAACGGCGAAGTGAACGAGCGCACGGGCAAAGCGGCTGACCTGATGCCAATACATAAGGGTGACGGCCCGCCTGACTCTGGCGTTATTCGCTGGAACCAAGAGCCAGACCGCAACGATCCCAAGGACACGGGCAAGCGCTGGCTGCGCGTGCAGACCAACGACACGGTACTGGGCGGAATCCCTGCCGAGATCATTGTCAAGAGCCTTGAGGGTGCGCATCTCACGCTGCCCGGCTTCCTAAAGTTGGGCGCTATAGCCGGGGACTTCCTCCGCGCTGGGGTGACGCGCACTCCGGTGTACCTGCTGCGTCAGTTGTTCCGTGATCCGTTTGTGGCTGCGGCTACCGCCGGTTTGGACTACGGCCCAATCAAAGCCATCTACAAGGCGGGTAACGAATACCTCAAGATGAACACAGGCCAAAGCGAAACTGCCGCCAAGCTGATAGAGAAAGGTTTGATCCAGAGCGGCATCTTCACTGGCGACCCAGACGACATCTCCAAGTTTGCGTTGCAACTTGCCAGCGGCAAGGACATGGGGGTTATGGATAAGTTCTTTGCAATGGCTGACGCCCAAGCCATGAAGGCCGACGCGGCAACCCGAGTGTTGGTCTACGACAACGCTATTAAAAACGGTCTGTCCGAAGTCGAGGCAGATATGGCGGTCATGGAGTCCATGAACTTCCACAAGCGGGGGCTTTCGCCTACTGTGCAGTACGCCAGCCGCATGATACCTTTCTTCAACTCGCAGATCCAAGGCTTGAACGTGTTGTTCAAAGCAGCCACAGGCAACATGCCGTTCAACGAGCAACTGCGCATCAAGCAGAAGTTCCAGAACAACGCCATGATGCTGATGGGTATGGGTCTTGTCTACGCCATGATGATGGAGGACGACGAGTACTTCAAGAACGCCAAGCCTAGAGACAAATACAGCAACTTCTTTATACCCCTGCCGGGCGTTGACGAGCCGCTCAAGCTACCTATTCCATACGAGTTTGGTTGGTTCTTCTCCGCTGCCGTGGCGGCTGCCGATGCTATGAAGGCTGAGACAGATGGGCCACAGCAGCTACGGGCGCTGCGTGATATGTTTGTGGGCGCTATCCCCGGCTCCTCATCCTTGGGCGTGCCGCAAATCGTCAAGCCGTTGGCAGAAGTCTACACAAACAAAAACTTTTTCTCTGGGTTTGAAGCAACGCCGTTGGAGTCTGCGCGTTTGCGCAAGCTTGACCCTGAAGCTCGCTACTACGACACCACGACCGAGATGGCCAAGCAAATCAGCAAGATGGTGCCCATACTGTCGCCAATCCAGATCGAGCACATCGTCACTGGCTACTTGGGCTCCCTACCACTGATGGCGGCTGCGGCTACCGACGGGCTGTTCAAAGGCCAAGAAGCGGCTGAAACACCTACACGCCGCTTGTCCCAAATGCCTTTGATCGGCAGTTCTTTCCAACGCAAATATGGTGGTGAGGATGCGGATGTTGTGTACAAGCTAGCTACCGAAGCCCTGCAAGCCAAGGCTACGTTCAACGAGTACAAGAACACCGGCAAGCTCAACGAGGCCAAGGAGTACTTCCAAGAGCACCGCGCTGAGTTGGCGGTGGCCCCAATGGCCTTGCAGTACGAGAAGTTCATGGGCAACTTGCGCAAGCAAGAGCAGATCATCCGCCAGTCCAGTATGCCTGCGGATAAAAAGCAAGAGCGCATTGACTTACTTGACAAGCAGCGCCAGCTACAGTCCGAACGCTATGCGCAAGCTATCAAACGAGCCGAAGCGGCAGTCGGTAGAACCACACCCCAGTAAGACCATTGCGGATGCCCGGCTGCGCCCGGGCATCGAACAACCGCAACAGTGTGGCTTTCTTTAACCCCTCCGTCTTGACGGACTCGGGGTCGAGGCAGGGGACAAAGAACCCCTGCCCCCGCTTGGTTTTAGTCCACGGATAGATGATCTTCAAGGGTCTCATCGACCGGCCTCGTGATCTTGATAACGCCAGTGCGCATCGGGGGAGCGCCGGTCTTGGCGGTCAAGTCCTTGCGCGGTAGGTACTGGACTACGAACAACTTCTCCAACTGCTCCTTGAACTCAGCGTATCCGAAGTTCATGGTGGAGCAGAACGATTTGAGTACCCGCTCCTCAAGGTAAAAGTCCGAGTAGCCAACCACAACGCCGTTCTCTACACGCCCATGCACCTCGCTGCGGGCGGTGTTCTTACCAACCGAAGCCCCGTCGCCCATCTCAGCCAGCACGCCGCCAGCTACGCCATAGTTAACCACCACAAAGCGGCTGATGTTCTCGCGGATGAACTCATTGAGCACGTCCTCTGCGGTGCGCTTGTTGGCCTTGATGACGGTACGCTGGTACTCAATGCGCTTGCGGTACGCCTCAATAATTTGCTCCAGCGGGAAGTTGGCAATGCCTGTGTGGTTGTCGCTCATCAGGATACCGGCGGCAATGTTGGCCCCGATGCTGGCCATCCAAAAGCGCTCGTCGTTGGTAGCGCCGTACTCCTCGTACATGCGCTCAACTATCTCTGGCACAAAGGTCTTGAGCATGTCCACGTTCTTGGCGTAGAAGTCAGCCAGCAGATGACCGGCCACACCATAGTTGCTCGACAGGGAGCGCAGTATCTCTACCTCGGCGTGTGACCACGATCGGGTCTCGTTCATACGGAACTCCAGCAGGCGGCGCATCTCGCCCTCCGAGCCCACCTTACGCAGACCGGTCAGGCTGTCGACCACGTAGGTGTTGGAGGACATGATGGCGTTGGCCATCCACGTTGAGTTGTTGATGCGCTCCTTGTTGGCCCCGGACTCCATGCGCTCCTTGCCGCGCCCCTCGGTCATGTCCAGCAGGAACTCAGAGAACCAATTGGGCGTCTCGCGGTTCTTGCTGGTGATCTCGTCGGTCACCAAGGGCAAGCTGTTGAGCAGGCCAAGGCGCTGCTGCATAGCCACCATTGACGTGCTCTTGCCTGTGCGGTAGTGGGTGGGGTGACCCCAAACTGAAGCTGCGCCTTCAAGCGCCAGCGTTTTGCCAGTACCCGAGTCCCGCGCTGCGCAGTGGTATGTCATGCCGTAGATGCCGGTGAATCGCATCAGTGGGGAGCCAGCCCCGGCGAGGACAACTGCCAAGTGGTCGTACATCTTGTGGCGGATAAGTAGGTTAACCCAAGTGCGCCACGCCTCGATGCTGCCGGTGGGTTGCGTGTTGTTGACGATGTTCTCCAGCCCGGCCATAGGTACGGCAATAGGCTTGCCTTTGGAATAGATTTGTCCCGCGTAGACGAAGGTGTCATCCTTCTGCCAGCCGTAGCTTTCGGGGACTCGTACAGGTGCTTTTTCCATGCTCATTTTTTCTACACTCGCTCGTATGTAATAAAACAAATTGTTGTCGTTCAACGAACCAAAGGAAGCCATGACGTTTTGGTTGGCAAGGCTTTTCAATGTCTCGTCTTTACTGACAACCGCTTTTTGCGGTAGCGTTACTGTCTGCCCACCATCGGGGCGCAACGCTATCATGTGGATGGTGTGTTCCTTGTTACTCATCAAGATGTCCACAGGAAACAAGTCGTACGGCACAATCATGATCTTGCGCTGCACTTTGTTGCCATCGGCATCCTCATCGTCCTTCAAGACAAACACACCACCATGCTCGCCGTAGGCATAACCCTTTGGCGGTTCAGGGCGCAGCACGCTGCGCACTTCCTCTGACACCGTTGGCTCGGCAATCACAACCTCCTTGGCTTGCACGCTGACTGCCGTGTCTCGGCCCAGTATCAAAGGGTTGGTGATCTTGCCCCAGTGCGGGCAGCTTGGGCACACGCCGGGGTTTTCTGAGTCAAATTTGGTACAGGGGTACGGGCCTTTGATCTCAGCCAGCTTAGTACGCATCCGGTCTTCGTCGTAGGGGTGCAGGCCGCTAAGCCACACCGCCGCCTTCTCGCCGTCCTCACACTTTTGCGCAATGCTTAGATGCGCCCGCCACAGCGGCTCCATACCATCCTCGTCAGCGTGCTCCACGTAGTAGCGCAGTTGTTCGCAACCCTTGTCTTGCTTGGTCAGCTTAAAGATGTTGCCGAACTTGGTGATGCTATTGGCGTACAGCTTGACGTTGGAGGGACTGGCTGGCTTTGTAGGGCGCTGCCCCGGTAGTACCAACCCGCCGCTCGGCGGCGCAGATGTGATTGCATACGCAGTCCCGACCAACTCACGCTCAAGGAGTGAGCGCACGTCTTGCAAATCAAACAGGTCACCCTCGTTCATGAAGCGCACGTTGGTCTCCCCACGCACTTGCTTCTTGCCCTTGAAGCCCCGATTGGTTGTCGCCGGGACGCGCAGCACCCGCGCCGCATCGCCTGTCACTGTTGGGTCAATGCCGAGTTTCTTCTGTACGCACAGGCGCTTGAACGACTCCGCTACAGGTTTCCACTCAGCAATATCCACCGCCTCAGTCAGCGGCCAGTATGCGTGTACCCCACCGCCCGAAGCGACCAGCCACGGGTTGCCCAAAGCTGCCAGCCCCACTTCCTCCGTAAAGGTCATGATGGCCTGCGCCGCTAGGCGGGCAGATGCGTACGCCTTGGGTTTGATTGTCCCGTCTTTCTCGGGAATGTCCTTGGGGTGGTTGCAATCAACGTCGATTGCAATGCACTTTGCCATCCGGGCATTGGCGGCTTCCCGCTTGTTTATGTCCCCGAATGTTGTCAGCGCAAAGTAGATGTCGTACTTTGCTTCGTTCCAGCGATTGATTGGCCCACTTAGTTGCTCTAGCTCCTCTACGTAAACGTGTTCTTTTTTATTAGTCAGTTCCACCGCGCAATAGCGCCCGTTACCCGGGGGCGGTAGAACCGCCGCCATGAATGCAAGCGGTTCCATAGGAATCCTCGGGTTAGGTTAGGAGAGGTCTAGTTCAAGCTGGTCAGGATTGTGTACAGGTTTGGTATCCCAGTCTTTCTCCGTTCGCCTCAGCATCTCCTTGGCCCAATCAAGCGGTAACACGTTAAAACCAGCGATGTACGTCAGGCGCTCCAGTTCATCGTTGGTCAGGGTTTGAGGTTGTATTCCGTGCATATTCTTCTCCAAGCCTCATCAGCGGTTGCTGACGTGGACATAATTGTTAATAAAAGTTCGACGCGGTTTTGGTACGCGCCAAAAACATCTTTACCCGCAAACCAGTTGTACACAGTCTGTCGGGTAACGCCCAGTGCATAGGCGATTTTGGTAACCGGAAAGTCAAGATGGATTGCCCAGCGCCCGAGTCGGTTCCCCGGTGTCTTAGGTGAGGACGCAACCAAGTCGATAATTTTTTGTGAGTAAGCCATAGTTTAGAAATAATAGAGCGCTGGGACACGCAGAACAGGAAACGCAGTCATAGGTATGTTGAGGAAACCTGACGACGCATATTTCAAACGCCGACCTATGCAATGCGACCGCTGCCTGCGGCCCAGCGAAACTTAATTACTCGTCGTCCCAAGCGTCAACGATGTCAGCCAGCTTGCCCTTGGCAACCGGCACAGCAGTGGGCTTAGCGCTCATCTTGCGCACCTCGGGCTCGGGGGCTGTATCTTCCTCCTCGACCACGGCGGGCTTGGCTTTGGCCTTCGCCTTGGGGGCTGGGGCTTCTTCCTCTTCGGCGGCTACCGCAGGTGGTTTGCCAGCCAGCTTCAAGGGGGCCGCTGCGGGTGCAGCAGGCGCTCCATTGGAGACAGCCTTCTTAGCTTCGTCGGTATCGGCTTGGCGCACCACGGTGTCGTACTCATCCTCTTCCAGCCAGCGGGTAGCTGCGAACAGCAGCTTGGGGGCCTCGGAGGTGGTGTCGAACTTCATGCGCGTCACGATCTGCTCGGGGTTAACCGGCGGGTTCTGCGCTGCCAAGTAGCGGGCGTAGGCTTGCAGAGCGCGCTTGTCACCTTGCTCCTTACCGAAGATCGACGTAGCGGGCAGCGTCAACTGCATCACCGAGCCCTCGATGTCGTTGGCCAGTACCACGGCCATGCGCTGCAAGTAGCGGCAGGCGCGGCTGTTGCCGGTACCCGAACCGGCTTGGTTCTGTGGGCACGACAGGCAGGTTGCAGCTTGCTTGTTCTTGGACGAGGCGTCAGGGGTCTTGCCGTCCTCGCTGGTGCAGTCAGGGGCTGTGATAGCGTCAGCGCTGTACGCTGCTGCGTAGTACTGGCGGCTCACCTCGGGTGCAGCCTTGATGATGACCACATCCAAGTGGCGCTCGTCGATTGCAGCGATCTCCTTGCCGCCGTCGATCAGACGGAACACGCCGCCCTTGATGGAGATGCGCTTGCCTGTTGCGCCTTGCGCTCCGCCGCCGGTCAGGGCGCGGGCTGTTGCCGACAACTCGTTGTTACGAGCGAAAGCGGGGACTTTCGAGCCGGAAAAAATTGATACGTTACTCATACTACTTACCTCACTTGCTTGGTTTAGTTACGCGGATTTCAAAATCCGAAAACGAATTCAGGCCGGGTGGCACTGAACCGGGGTTCTCTTCAAGGAACTTTGCCATATTGCTCTGCGCGATACGCTTCTCTAACAGGTCTACGACATCGTGCTCGATGATGAACTTCTTAAACGAGTCCCAGTCCTGTGTTGAGTAGCGTGTCTTGTGGATCATTGACACGGTTCCGAAGGTGGTTTGCACAGACTTCACGCCGAGCGCTTGCATCTGGTCTTTCATGGCGAATTTGATTTCGTCCTGCTGCGCTTTCAAGGCTTCCAACTTGCCGTCGTATTCCTGTGTAAGCGTGTCAATCTCGGTTTTAATCTTACGATAAACCCGAGCCAGCTTGTCGATTGGTACTGCTATTTCAGTCATTAACTTCTCCTGTTGTTTTGTCTAAGGTTGGACAGTGTACATGGGTTTTATGGCTTTGTGTGCTCCTTTCTTAAGAACTTATAGCTATTTCAAACATCTTCGTTATAAGCGAGTTATCCACAACTTTGGAGGCCAAGGCTGTGAACATCTGCTTCTCCACAGGGCTACCTTCGATGTGGATAACTGTTACCTTGTCGGAGTTCTGGCCCTTGCGGTCAGCCCGTGCAATGCACTGGATGTACTGCTCCACGCTCATCAGCGGGCCGAAAAAGACCACGGTGTCGGCGGCAGTTAGGGTAATCCCGTGGGCAGACGCTTGCGGCTGCATGACCAGCACGCGGGGGTCTTTCTCGTTTTGGAACCGGCGGATGGTGTCAGCGCGTTTGTTGGCGGTTACCCCGCCGTGGATGCACTCAACGGCCACGCCCTTCTTGGTCAGGTAGTGGAAGATGGTGTCGATGCTGGAGCGAAACAGCGCGAAGATGATGACCTTGCGGTCGGTCTCCTCCAGTATCTCCTCAAGCACCGCTAGGCGCGGGGCAGCATCGAACTCCACCACATCCTTGTCGTCTGTATATACAGCGCCGCAGGAGATTTGCAGCAGCTTGCTGAGGTTGGCAGCAGCGTTGACCGCCGTGATCGTCTCGCCTGCTGCGGTAGCAGCCATGCGCTCTTTGAGCAGGTTGTAGTACTTGGCCTGCTGTGGAGTCAGGGGCACTAGGCGGGTGGTAGTCAGCACGGCAGGCAAGTCCAAGCACTGCGCCTTGGTGAACCTAATAGCGGGCTGCAAAGCTGCATGCACCGTCTCGGC